TGGAACGGGACCTGGAACGCGATCTGTTCCTGTCCTGTGGACGACTCCTTGTACGTCCTCGAGATTGACTCCTCTCACGGGAGCGGCCGCGATTGACGCGTAAGAGCGGCGGGCCTCCGAAGACTCTTCGAGCAAACGGGTGAGTTCGTCCGTCAACGACGGCTCGGTCATATTCGTAGAATAAGACGAAGATCCAGAGAATTGCGGCTGCCACTCCGACAGTGAAACGGAAACCTTTTGTGGCGGCAAGGATTGGAAGCAAGCCGACCAGCGCCCATTTGGATTTTCGTACCAAGCTTTCGGATCGATCTTGACGAGTTGTTCCTGATCGTAGTTTCTCTCTTGTAGAATTTTGTGCCTGGTCGAGTTCAGTTGCCTGAACTCGACTGGCTGTTGTTCGTACCATTCGTTCAGACATACACCATACAACATAAAGAAGCGAACAAAGTTAAAGAACTGCTGAAATATATGTGAGTTATAGGCCAAACATAAGAAACTGATAGTGAATGAAACGTTCCAACGGTTTAACTCGTTGGAGAACCTTTACGGCCGAATTTATAGTCATCATAGGTTAAACGATTGGTGACTAGCCATCCCCGCTCAGAAAGCGTTGAAGGTGTGAACATCGAAGGTTTTTCTTCGATTTGGAGGTGGTGGATTGTGAGTGCGTCTTGTCTTCATCTGCAAGAATTGTTCCTCATTGAGATGAGAGATGCTGTCCACGATTGCCAAGCAAACCTCAACCGTGTTTCGGTTGATGTTCATGGCTTCGGAATTCGCGGAAATCGTCTCGTCGACACCATCATCACGAATCTCTTCGATCTTGTCACGAAGAGATTGTTGGTACTCGCGGAAGTGCTTGATGTCTCTGAAGCGGTTTGCAACGGCTTTCAGTGCCATCCTTGGAATTCCGAGAAACATGCCTCGATCGTTGACAGTGCATCCAATGAATTCGCCACCTTTACGTGAGATCTCGACCTTGAGTTTGAGATTCGTGTAAAGTTCCAACTTTCGAATGAACTCGTAGTTGGGTGAGAGATTAAATTGCACTTTTAGGAAATCGTCACCTTTGATTCCGATGACCTTCGGCCCATCTCCTTTGATGGCGTGATAGCCGACCATCTGCTCCAAGGTTGTGTTGCCGAGCAAAGTGTCAGAAAATCCAGAGCCCTTCTCGTACTCGGTCTTCCCGGCGGCGTGTCCATAATAGACAAACCGACCAGGTTTCCTTATCCTGTAGTACGAGTCGATGAACCTACTTCCGACTCCCATGAGTTGTCGATGTATCATCTCTGCAACGAGAGTGCCGTGCGTTTGTCCGGCGTCGAATTCTTCTCCATCGACGATGCCATACATGACTCCTTTTGGAAGTTGTTTGATGGCACGACTCATGCGGACACGAAACTGACTTGACGTTTCGTGGCTGTCATAGAATACGTCTTCCTTCAAAGTCTGCTTGAAGATGTAATTCACGACCCTCATTGCGGCCCCATGAACGATGTTCCAGTATGGCGATGTCGAAGTGATTGTCTGTCCAGTCTTAGCATTGTCAATGCGGCCATCCTTGTGTGGCTTGTACTGGGCTTTGTTGGTCACTCTCTTGGTCAACACGTTCTGATGCTTGGCACGTTCTGTCATCGTCCGATGAACGTAGTTCCGTTCGTTGGCGGCCGTCCAGAAGTGATGTGTGACCGATTCCATCTCCAATTTGTCAAGCCGCTTTTGGTTGTGACATGCATGGTAGGACTCAGTCATTGCATCTCGGAAGAAATCGTAGCCCTCCTTCGATAGGCCTTTGGTGGGTCTCCTTCCACAGACTCGTTGTAGTGCTCGCATGGTCTCGTTGACGTCTCCAGTGAAGAGGTTTCCGGCTCCGGGCAGAAGACTCCTTGTGAGAGGCTTCTCGCGTCGACTGACACGACCTCCTTTCGTTCTGCGGAAGAAAGTGGATTGGAAGTTGTAACTGAACCCAGACCGGAAATCCTTTGGTGGTTGAAGTGCTGCTCCAAAAGCTCCTGGATATTCGATTCCAGTAGCCACCTTGAGAGCCTCAGAGCCGTCGATGAGATGTGCGAACTTGTAACCGTCCACACCCATTCGAAGCTTGCCTTTATGTCTCGGCTTACTTTCGAATCTCTTTGACCTTTGCTTGCTGTTTGAGACGTATTGCGAACTTGGACATGCTGAGAAAGTTTGGAATTCCGAAGGAACGTCTGGATTGTTCTTGCGTGAGAACGACGAGATGTGTCCTGTATCATTGCCCAAGACATCTAATTCTTTGGCATCGACTTTCCAGGAACCCTTCATGTACGTGCAGGCGTGCAACCCGGTTGGAGTGATATACCATGGATTGCAGAATTCTTGACTGAATCCAATTCGGTTGACACCTCCCGTACGCTCCTCGAAGACCACTCGTCGCAAGAACGATTTCTTGTCCAACTTTTTGACGTGGCCTTTCTTGAAGAGCAGAATGAGATCCTCTGGGTTCTCTTGTCCTCCCACCACTGTGAACTCTGGCTTCTTGTCGTCGCCATTGTAAACACAGTAACTAGTCTTCGACTTAAGCCAGTTCTCGAACATGTTTCTTGAGACCATCAACTTTCCCTTGGCGCTGACCCCAGGTTTGAACTCCCAGCCACCGTCGGACTTTCTTTGAACGATCGACGAAGCTCCAGCAATGGGCCAGAAGACTTCCCTCAGGTACTCGCGACGAAGCTCAAATGGCAAGACGTCGTAAGTGCACGTCTCGAAGACTTCGAGAACCCATTCAAGGACATTCAGATCCATCATGTCCTTCTCTGTTTGTGAGCTTTGGAAAACGATGGTCTCCTTCACCTCTTTGGGCTTTGTCGTGGGATCGACGTCCTCAATCTTTCCGATCTTGATGAACTTGTTGAGACTTTCCTCGGCTGGAGATAGAGCTTGGATCGGGGAACCGGTGACGGTGGGCTTTGGCCATTCGGATTGAACAATGGCCTCCAGGTCGTCTGCTGTGTTTGCACCACATTCGACCATGAAGGCGTCCACAACCTCGGCCAAATCGTCGTAGATCACCAAGAGCGGATTTTGTCTTGACCTCGTCAGAGCGACGATGATTGCTCCTGGTCTCCTGAACGCGTTCCTGTCTCCATCGAGGATGGCGACTGCTGAAGTTTCGACTGTTTGGCCTTGTGCGGAGTAGACACTGTGATTTTCTTCTGTCAATCCTGGTCCACTGTTCATGCCAAATGCTGGTTGCGCAGAAGCGTGTGTAAACACGTAATTGCCTTCTGGCTTCTTGTCGAGCCTATGGTAGTCATCTACAGTCATGAAGTCGGGTGTCGAAGCGTCGGTCTCGGTTGTGTACATCCGATAACCGTATCTTCTATTGAGCCACTTGACTCTCCATGCTGCTCCTTTGCCTTGGAAACGGAAGTTCCTCTGAAGTTCGTGTTTGGAACAATTGGCCTCGATCTCTGGCCAATACCTGGACTCTGCTACACCGGGATGGATCGATATGTCGGGCGTCTTGTGTTGTTGCTTGGCGTCGCCGATCAGGAAGATGTGCTTGGGCATGACATAGTTGACGTAGCCTTTGAAATGGTTGGAATCCACCAAGGTGAACTCATCGACGAAGAGAATGTCCACGGACTTAAAAGCAGACATCTTGAACCATGTCTCTGCTTGGAACTTGTAATTCTCTCCATCTGGCATTGTCACTTTGTCGTAGTCGCTCTTAAGCGCCGCAAGTGGTAAGTACATGGCTGTGCTGTATCCTTGTCTTTCCAACACACGCATCAATGAACGTGCGATGTACGACTTGCCGGTTCCGGGTCCGCCCAAAACATAGTGGAACATGGTGGAGAAGTTTGAACCCTCCAATTGCAACACGCTCAAAAAGTTCTCGTGGAGCCTGGCAGCGTCCAAAACCTTTGGACTAACGGTGCCGCGATGGAATTCGATTGCCGTCTCCATTCCTAACCTAGCGGCAGTTGCTTCGTCCCTTGTCATTCCCATGTCGACTGGTTTGGAATCATGTGTGCACCTGTCCACGGCGAAAGTTTGGCCTGTGATCTCCCCTGACGTCACCAAGTTGCAAATCAGGCAGCGATTGACTTCTGCTGCTCCGACGGCTGGCAGTGTGATCGGATAAGTTCTGGTTTCTGGCAGCTCGATTGTCTTTTTTGCGTGTTCCTTGATTCTTGGCCTTTCCTTAGGCATTTCGACGAAATCAAAGGAGTCAGTTCGTTGCAACAGCCACCTCGCCAACATTGCGGCTGGGATCACCAACCCTACTGTGCTGAGGATCAGTACGGCTGACACGAACTTCTTCAAACAATCTTTGAGGTTTGTGATGAAACCGGTGATCTTGCTTTTCTCCGTCTCGATGTCTTCGATATTGCGAAGATCTCGCTGAACTGCGAGATATACATTCAAGGCGAAATTCACCAGATCTTCATCCATGACCGACAATCCCTCGTGTGACACATTGGAAACTAGACTTAACCCTCGACGAACTCGATTGCATGCAGTGGCCACAACGGAAAAGTCGATCGACTTGGCTGGCTCTGCAATGGCCCATGAGTAGACCTCATAGAAGTCTGAGACCATGCACGATGTCCACACTGGATTCACACTTTCCTCGAGCCATGTTGGGTTGTTCTTGATCGTCTTGTTCCAATCCCAGATTCGCATCGCTTGAAGATGCTTTGGCGGTGTCGGATTGTGTATGATCACATCACTTGCCTCGTTTACCCAGAACTTAATCAGCACCATCTCTCCAATCCTCGATGTCACCTCCGACGCTATCGTCATGTCCCCATCTTTGTAGACTCGTTGTTGGATCCATTTCTTCCACTCGTGTTCCTTGTGTCGGTAGCCATTTTGGTAGCCGTCTTTCCACGTCACACAAAGATGTCGGAACTGCTTGATGAACGCTTGTCGTAGCCGCTCTATCCACTTGATCGCCAAGGCTTGGTACTTGAGGAAAGACAATTCGACTCCAAAGAGTGATTCGATCGGCACTGGACTATGGACGAGTCCGTCCAACCAGTTCTTAAACCAATCGAAGCTGCTTGTCATGTGGGATTTGATGATCTCGTGAACCCAATTCATGACGTTGTCGAAAAGTGTCTTTTCGCCTCGTTCCTCCCAACCTTGTTTGGATCCTGGCAATTGGTCCATCACCACGATGCCGGCCACGAGTTCGGGCCAGATGACGCTCAAGATCTCTTCCATACTTGGCCACGAATAATCGTGTTCGAGGTTGTAGACTTGACTGGCATCGAGCGGTTCATTGCCGTAAAGGTAGGTCGGGATGAAAAGCGTGGCGAAGCCATGACTTGCTCCGGTCTGTCTGAAGTAATCGACAAGTTCTTTCTCGGTGACACCATAAAGGGAATCGGAAAAGTACAAACAACCAGCTTTCTTCGGTTTTCGCACGATAGCTTGTCGACGCAGTATCGCATTGTTAATACCCATGCGGACTTGTTCTGCTGACATACGTACGATTTTGCTTTTCTCACCGAATTTCGATCTTAAGGCTGGTAGTTTGCTCTTCTTGATCTCTGCGGCTAGCCACTCTGCTAGAACTCTGTTGCTCCGCATCGAATCTTTGGCTTCCCCTTCGTGGAAATAGAAAGAGTGGTTGGGACGCGATTGATACCGGCGGAAATCTTCAGCGGTGGCCCCAATGTGTAGGGTGTCGATGACATCGTTGTCGGGATGTTCCAGCCGGAGAAGTTCTTGACGCATGAGGTCTCTCGAAACCACCAACGCAGCGTGATCACTGCTTTGTGGCTTGACTGAATCACAAGCCACAGGTGAGTTGAGGTATTTCTCGACCTCGAGTTTCTGTTTGGCGTTCAAGTAGTACTTCGTTCTTGGTCTGGCTGTGAGTTCTTGGGAAAGTTCTTTCATGGCCTCGCCCTTGAGCATTTCTGGACCATATATGACTTTGGCACTTTCCAAGATCTCTCCGACGGCACCCACATATCGCTCGACTCCATTTGACTTGTGAGAGTGTTTTTCTAGCCAAGGAAAGAAGCTGCCGAGAATGACCCGTCTTGCCCCAGACGGCCTCTTGTGGAATCTCTTGACCTCCTCTGGATAACAAGCGTAGATGTGGTAGTCTCCATCTGGCATGACACCGAATATGACCTCCCAGGCTTCCAACTCATCGTAGAAATCGTCCAGATCTTCCTCGTCTTGTGCATACAACTCGGCTTTGAAAGCCTCGACTATGTCCTTTGCCGTGACGTGTATTCCACCGAGTGTGTTGCCGAGAAATGGTTTGAGTTGGATCCAACAGTCTCCTGCGCCTCCGACATAGGTTTCGTTCGGCGGCATGTCATCAAATCTTTGTAGGAGGTCTCGTGCGGTCAACAGACTTTCGTTTTCAAGCATGGCCGCCTCGATCGCTGGTCCTCGAGTGGACTCTTGATAGTCTTGAATGGCATGTTTGATCCGTCTCTCCGTACTTCGTAGTCGCCTGCGTCCTCTTTGTCTGGTCTTCCTCCACTCGATAGCCCGGAACTTTTCCTCGAAACCTTCACGTGAAATGTTCGGATAGTCTACTTCCTTAACGCGTTTCTGATTGACACCATCGTCTTTCTCGTCTCCTTCTTCTACTCGCTCGCCTCCATCGATCATCTCTTCGTCCCCTTGTTTGGTTGTGGTTGTTGTGATTGTAATGTTATTGTAGTTGGTGTAGTCGGGCGGTTTGGTCGCCATCTTCGCTAAGGCGAGAATGATATCGAACATGGCGTTTTCGTGTTTTGTTTCCAGCCACGTGCTGTCTGGTTCCCTCTTCGGGACGATCTCGAGAACTTGCGAAAAGAGATTTTTATGGGTTTTTCTCAACTCGATTTTCCTTTCCTTCTCTAATGTGATTGAGTGTTCGACCTGAGCACACTCGTCGCAGATGATGTCTTCGTGGTGCACTTTCAAATTTGAACATTGAAGACACGTCCACAGTTGCATCATGCGTTCCGCCCTCTGAGAGGGTGGACAAGTGATGTAGAGTTGCTCGAGGGAATTGTTGGGCACTCTGGCGCCACACTCACAAGTATGTCCGAAGAACTTGTTGTACGTGAGTGCGCCGCCACCACAATCGATGTGGAAATTTCGTTCCTCCTCCGTAGTGATTCTCTCATATCTGATCTCGATGTTCAACAAGGTGGCCCATTGTTTGGCCGTTTTTCCTTGTATGCGTTCCCCTTTTTTTATCTTGTTTCTGCTATAAAACGGACAATTGTTTTTCTCATGTTCTTCCTTGAACCTGAAGAAGACTTCCTCCAGGTTGGCGATGGTCGTGAATGAAATCCGACGTCCGACCAAGACGTCAGATTTGAACAAACCAGTTGAGACTGTAGCGGACATGCCAGGATGACTAAGTTTCGTCGTAACTAACTTGTATTATATTTGCATGTTTTGCCTGTCGCTGATTTGGGCTCGG